CATGTAACAAAGTGTTGTCATTACCAGTGGCGGCCCATCCGCTCTTCATACCTTGGATCAATTTAAAACAATGACCAAGAGGCATAAGAACAGAAGCCTCCACCATACTAACAATTATGGTTTCAAGCATTTTACGGTAAACGGAAGGAACACCTATTTTAATCAATAAGCCATGATAAAATCTATGCAGCAACATCATGATATCATGATGAAGCTTAGTATCCCAACCACTGACGTCTAAAGAGACATAACGAAAACCAACAGGTGCGTACCCCTTATCTGCCTTCATGTATGTGGCCAGTTTCCCGGCACCACCGTGCATCCAAGAGAAACCAATGCCACACCAATCGAAAGTCCGGTTCATAAACCGACACCAAGGTTGGAGAGCTAACATAGCGATTAACAAATATGTATAACCAGCATATATGATAATTCTACTGGCTGGCTCCGCACCAGCTGTCTGGATACGGGCTCGGCCAGTAGTATACCAAACATGATCATTTATGTAATCCCTAAATTGACATTCATCACGCATCAAACTCATTGCTACGTTTGTAGCTTCTATACGGTCCTCAGCCTTCTTGCTACCCTGTCTAAACGGGTAACCGGAAGCTGAACTACCGTCAATTTGAATATCGTCAAACTTCTGTTCAGTAACCATGTCATACACAGAAGATGCCAAAACATGAAAAGTTGGTAACGAAGCCACTTCATCAATAAAGATGTCGACCTGTTCTTTTAACTCCTCAACCGGAACCGTCTTAATAAATGGTTCAGCGTATTTCTCTAAATGATCCAATCGCAATTGCAAAGTTGGATTGGTTCGTTGATATGTACTCATTGCCTCAGCGCACTGCTTAGGATGATATCTCTCATACAACTGCTTCACAAAATGATCTACAGGATGAAGGACACCACCGGCGCTCGTAAGACGAATGCGATGTTTACCCATGTAAAAGAGCTTAGTCTTGTCGATGAAAACTCTGTAAACATCTTTAGCTTTAACCTTCAACTCAACAAAACTGCCTGAGTTGATAACACGACCGCCAGTCATGTTAACCAAAAGTAAAAACCGGATAAAACCATCGATACCAACGGTGGGAGCGACTGAATTGATCAGCCAAATAAGTTCTTCATTAAATGGTCTTATTGCCCAATTGTACCAAAGGACAGTAATTATTATATGGAAAAGTTCTACAGTGTAACGAGGTCTATTCACTGATACCCCGGGATTCATACTGATATTTTGTTCGTAATCGTCAATCATATTAAGCAATGTTGTCCTAATTAATTATCCTAAATTCTATGTAAA